GCTGGGCGATGGTCCGTTCTGGAATGCACGCACTTCGCGAGCGAATTGAAGCGCTAGAAGCCGCCCAGCAAGACAAGCTCGACCGGCTGATTGCGCTGGACCGTGAGGATCCGACTCCCGATCCCGCCATGACCGAACTCCGCGCCGCCAGTGCTGAGGCGAGGCCTGCTGGGGGGTTGGTGGAGAGGATCGAGGCCGTCGCTGGCGGCGATGCCCGCGCCGCGATTCGCGAGGTGGTCAAGTGGATCCAAGATCGTCAAGACTCTGATCAAGTGGTTCACACTGCTTACGAAGCCGCATCGTGGCTGCGCATTGAGGCCAACCGTGGCTGACCAATTTCCTGCCCCCACGAAAAAGGTCCTCTCCCCAGCGGCTCAGGCGGTGTTGGATGCCGTGCGCGAAATCTGCCCAGCACCAGCCGATGAGATTGCCGCTGCCGCCCTCTAGGCCGCTGCGCATCATCTGACACACGATCGCCGCCAACTCGCTGCCATCGCCACCGAACTGGACCCCACCTAATGCCCCGCCTCTACCACGTCCAGCTCACCACCGGCCCTATCGAGCTCTACGCCATCACCCAGGCCCAGGCCATCGCATCTGCCCTAGAGCTGGCTGGTCCTGGCGCCAGAGTGCTCAGGGTCAGCAGGGAAGGTGACTGGTGACACTCAGATCTCCCAGTCGCCGCGCTTCTTCTTCCCGCCACCTTTCCCGTAACCCTTGCCCTTTGGCATCAGTCTGCTGCTGGTGCCTGAGTTTGCCGGAAACCTCAAGCACCACGCACGCCGCTACACCATGGCCCGCGAATGGGACACGCCTATACGGGCGCCATGGAATCCGCTGATCAAACAATCCCTCGACGCGATCGACCGTCACGAACACCTCTACCGCTCCACTGGTGACGGCCGCCATGCACGCCTCGCACACCAGCTCAGGCAGTACGTGGCCGAGCTGAAGGATTGGATCCTGTCTCAGGAAACCTAGGCCATGGCAGTTCCAACCCTTAACCCGCTCTGGCGGCCGAATGCCGGCAGCGCCCGCGATGATCGCGAGCTCATTCGTGGTTATGCCCTCTGGCCCGTTTCCGAATACAACCTCACGATCCTCACAACCATCCTCAACCGCGCTGCAGACGTGTCACCCGGCACCGTTGCACGCTGTCAGGCATGGATTGATGAGATCGAAGACCTCGAACAGGACTGGTCTGATCAGGTCGCCGCAGGCACCGCCCACCTGAGCAACGCGCAAGAGTATGAAGGGCCGATCCCTGGCACCACACTCACCCGTCAGGACCGGCAGAAGAAAGCTGACGTGCTGGAGTGGGATACCTCGCTGCTCAAGGTTCGCACCGTCTCTGGTGGCCGGGCTGACGCTACCGCTGGCGGTGTACTCGCCGCACGCATGGCGCAGCTGAAACACAAGATCCTCCAGGCACTCGGCATCAAGCCCTACGACGGTGGCGACGGTTCCAGCGCACGGCTGATGCGGAGCTGAGTTCAGACAGGAAAGCTAGATCAGCTACCTGATCTCCCTCCGCAATGGCTAGAACGTACAAACGTGATCGCATCGGTCGCTTCTCTAGCACTGGTGGCGGCGGTGGACGTAAGGGAAGTGGTAGTAAAGGCAAAGCCAAATCCAAGTCCAGCAATGTGGCTGAGCGTAAGCAGAAGCTGGTCAAGGAAGTTAGCAGCAACGCCCTCGCTGGCCGCAAGAACTCCAGCGCACGCACCAGCTACGTTCGCGCTCAGCAGCAATCCAAGGTTGCTGCTCAATCAAACCGTGGCTCGGGCAATAAGGCCGCACGTCGCGCTGCTGCAGCAACTGCCAAGGCTGCCCAATCCGCACGCACCAAACAGTTCAGCAGCAAGGCCAGCAGCAGCAAGGCGAAGGCTGCCTACAAGGCTGCTACATCCGCCGCACGTGAGGCCAAGATGCTTGCCGGTGGCCGCACCTCAACCCGTGGTCTCAGCGGCCGCAAAGATTCCGGTGCTACCAATATCCGCGCCAACGTGAAGCGTGCGCAGGCTGCTGCAGCGAAGGTGCGGAAACTTGAGCGGAACCGTGGCACCAGCCGCCGCTGATGGCAACTGACCTCGCGCCCTACGCCAACCTGCGGATCCTGCTGCCCCAGCCGGTCGCACCAGCAAACTTCCGTTCTGGTGTGCCGGCTGCAGCCGGTAGCTGGGTGGTTGAGTGTTTCGCCAAGAACAGCGGCACTGACCCCGCGACAGGCCTGCCCAGCATCGATCCACGCCGGCAGATCCTCGACGGTTACATCACTCAGTGGGCGGTGCTGCCAGCGAACACGCTATGGATCGCCGCACGCTCAGCCTTCGCATGGAACACCACCGGCCTAGCGCCTGCAGGGTTGCTGCCTGGCGCCAATGGCAGAGGGATTCTCACGGTGCTGGAGCAGCTGCCGACGCTGACGCAGCCAGCGCAGCAGGGTGAGGTGACGGTGCTAGGCCTGGCGGATCCGTTCGGCCCTGGCGGCATCGGCGCCGAGGTTCGATCGGTGCTCGGTGACAAGATCCGCCTTGAGTTCCAAGCGGCAGGCTGATGTCAGTTCGGGTCACGGTTGAATCAGGCAACCTGACGCGCCTTGCGGAGCAGGCCGCGCAGCGGGCCACCGAAATCGTGATGGGTGAGCTCTACGGCGCCTTCCAGCAGTCGTTCACCGCGCAGGCCTGGGCATGGCCCCGTGAAACGCAGCGCACGGTTGGCACGGTCGGCAGCCCGCGCAACATCATCGACACCGGCAGCCTGCGGCAATCCGGCTCTTACCAGATGAGTGGCCCGTATCAGGCCACCTTCACATGGTCCGCGAACTACGCCACCGCCGTGCATGAGGGGGCCCGCATCTTCCCCTGGGGGAACCGCGACGCGCAGCGTGTTCAGCTTCCCGCCCGCCCCTGGACCCGCGCCGTGCTGGGTCAGGAAAACGTTTCCGGCATTGTCACCTACGACATAGGCGATCGGCTCAAAAACGTCTGGCTCGCGCAGCTCCGGCGCTAAGCCGGAAACCTACGGTACCCCCACCCGGCGCAGTCGTGCCCCAGCTTCCATTCGTTGTCGCGCCCAAGCGCGAAACGCGCACCATTTCAGCCACCGTCAACGGTGAGGTGTGCTCCCTTGAGTTCCCTGTTTTCGGCTCGCTGCTGGCTGGTGAAGAGATCGCCATCAGGGAACACGAATACCAGGCAGTCGTTACCCGTGAGTCGAGCAGGCTGGCTGATGCCATCCTTTACAGCGACTCCAACGAGGTCTGCTTCGAGGGCGAGGCTCAGCGACTAGCAATCCGTATCCTCTCAACTCGCCTGGGGATACCAGTGCCGCTGGAGCCCACAGAGCAGCGGATCATGCTGCAGCAATGTGACCTGATCGCTGAGATGACCATCACCCTCGGCAAGGCACACCGCCAGCAGGTCTTGCGCACCGTTACCGCTGCCATCGCCCACCGGCTGCCCGGTTGCAAAGCCTGGACCGAAGCTGATTCATCCGAGCTGCCCGAGCCGCTCCAAACCGCGATCTACAACTTCATCGGCGATGAACAGAACGGTCACCAGCCCGCCAAATCCCCTGAAGAACTGATCGAAGGGATGGTTGAAACGCTGGGAAAGCTCGCGCCTCAGGACAACTCAGCCCCGCCCCAACCGATTGGGCCGCAGCATTCTGGCGATGCCGCAGACTCTGGCCCGCTGCTCCTGAGTTCAGCCGCGAACGATTCGCATCCCTCCCCGTCTCCTACATCACAGAAGCGATCGAGGAAGGTGAGCGCTGGTTGATGCAGCAGCTGCACTGGGCTGAGCTCCCAGTCGCATCCCTCACTCAGACCTATGTGAACGCGCACGCTGACGGCAAGCCGCCGCCGCTGGCAGACTTCTGTTTCTTCCGCCAGCAGCAGCCTGGTGAACGCCCGCCATCAGAGGCTGGTGCTGCCATGCTCGCGCTGCTCAACCAGCACCAGTTCCCAGGTTTCGCCCTCGCGTTCTACGACGTGCTGCACACTGCCGGCCAAGGCCAGCCAACACCCCAGCGGCTCGCGCTCATCGCCACTGATGCCATCCTGCTGGCGCCTGAACCCACCGCCGATGGCTGGCGAGGATTCCTGATCGCGGAAGGCACCGCTACAGGCCAGACCCGGCAGTTTCACTGGCCTGGTGATGATCAGCCGGTGTGCTGTCTTGCAGTGCCTGCTCCCGTTTCTGGAGCAGTGGGAGCAGTGTGGGCGGAGGAAGCTGCATCTCTTTCCACTCGGCCATCTCCCGATACACCCGATTCACCTTGATCTCAGCTTCCGTGATGCTGGCGAAGTACCCAAGGCTCCAGTACCGACCAGCCCACCACACCCGTGCCTGAAACGGCTTGCGGGTGTTGTTTGGGCAGTGGCACACACCACGAGGGTAACAGCTCACAGCAGCAGGCACAGGGCGGGTTGCCGCTAGGTTTCCGCGCCATCCTTAAGCCGTTAGCACGGCATACCGGGTAGTGGACCGCTGAAAGGGAAGCGATCACGCATCCCCATGTCTTCGGTCTACTCCCAAGCCTACGGCTACAACTTCTTTTTCCAGGTCCTGAAGAAAGGATCGGTGAACCTGTCCACCCTGCTGCCTAATGCAGGCCTCGGTGCTGGTAAGTTCATCGACAACACCACGGTGATGGCTAACACCTCGCTGGTGTTCCCGCATGGCACCGGCCCCACCTTCAAGCTGCTGGCTGGCGAGGGCAAGGTTGTCACCAAGGCTGCCATCGCATCCAACGTGGTGACACTGACGTTCGGCAGCGCCCATGGCATCGCCAACGGCAGCGTGATCGGCGTGGCCAACTTGCCCGCACCGTTTACTGCTGCAAACGGCACCTTCACGGTCACCGCCGTGACGACCACTGCGCCGTTCACGCTGACCTACGCACTGACCGCAGCCAACCAGACCGAGGCCACCGTTACCAGCGGGGCAGTGGTTGGCAGCTCGATGCTGCTCAACGGCACCGATGCACCGATTCGCCTGCTGGGCCTCACCAACTGCGCTCCCAGCGAGTCTGAGAGTGAGGAGACGGTGATCACCTACGACGACGAATCCAAGTCGTTCGACACGTCGATCGCTACCAGCAAGTCCATGTCCTGGAGCCTGGAGGGTGTCACCAACCACTCTGATGCGGCCTACAAGCTGCTGCGCATTTCCGCTAAGGAGTCAGTGCGCGAGGGCCTGATGGTGAAATACGCGAGGGTGGGCCCGACCGGGTTCAACGAAACCAGCTACGGCTACGGCCGCTTCACCGGTTTCGAGGAGTCCAATGCCGCCGGTGAGATCGTGAAGTACAGCACCACCCTGCGGGCCTACGGGCCCTATGAGCTGGAGTTCTGATCTCCACTCTGCTGCACCCCGGCTGCTCAGGCGGCTGGGGTGTTTTGCTGTCTGGGCAACCCTGCAGCGGCCTGCTGCAACGCGAACTGTCGGTTGGTTTCGGCATAGTCGAGGATGGCCAGCGCAACGGTTTTCAGGTTTTCTAGGTCGCGGCTGCCCGCACCCTGAATCATTCGCCGCCACTGCTCATTCCTCAGCTGTTCCTGCAGTGGCAGTTCCATGGCCTGGCTGGCGTTTGGTGAGTTTGCCGGAAAACTGAGCCATGGCCCTGCCGACCACTGCACAGGCGATCTATGACCGGCTGCTGGCTGATACGGCCATCGCAGCGGCGCTTGGCACGTACACCCTGCCCAGTGGGTCCACAATGCCCGCGATGGCGGTGCTGGCGGCGAATGAACAGCTGCCGCCTGGCACGGTGGTAAACGGCATCGAGATCGTCATTACTGCCGTGCCACGGTTCGCTGAGCAGGTAATGCTGAGCACCGAGACGCTGACGAATCCCACCTGGCGGATCTATGTCTCCGGCTGGCAGTCGGCCGGTCAGCTGCAGACCGTTGCCGGTCGTGTGGTGGCGTTGCTGCCCGGTGCAACCAGCACCAGCATCGAAGGCGATGCACCGGGGCAAGGCATCGGCGTGATTGATCAGATCGTCATCCGCTGGACCAATCCAACCGTCGTGGTGACCCCGTGAGTGATTTTCAGTTCAAGGTTGGTGGTGATTTTTCGGAGCTGCTGCGTGGGTTTCAGCAGTTAGAGACCCGTGCCAAGACCGCTGGCGACAATGTTGGCAAGGGGATCGGCGATGGCATCCAAGGGTTCAGCAGCAAGAGCCTTGCTGCACTGAACCAGGAGCTGAACCGACTGCAGCAACGGCAGTTGAAGGTAGCCGTTGATTCGTCCGCGTTTGAGAAGGCTGGCGCACAGATTAAGGAAGTCCAAGCGCTGATCAGCGCTGTACAGCGCCAGCAGGTACTGATCCAGGTAGACGATCGCTCTGTTACCGCACTGCAAACCAAGCTGGCGGATCTGCAGAGCAGGCAGGTCAAGGTAGACGTTGACTCTCAGGAGTTCATTGAACTGCAGCGGCAGATCAATGCAACAGAAAAGGAGCTGCAAGAGATCAGCCAACGGAAGGTGCTGATTGATGCTGACGCTAACTCGTTCTTAGCAGTTACAGCCAAGCTGCGCAATGAGCTCAATGGGCTCCAAGAACGGCAGCTCAAGATTGATGTTGATTCCCAGGAGTTCGTTGCCCTTGGCAAGGAGATTGATCGTGTTGAGGGTGAGCTGCAAGCGCTGGAACGCAAGCGCACTGCAGTCACGATTGACGCCAGCTCAATCGAGGCACTACAGGCCAAGCTGACCGATCTGCAAACCAGGCAGACCAAGGTATCGGTTGACTCTCAGGAGTTTGCTGACCTGCAGGTTCAGATCAACAACGTACAGCGTGACCTTGCCGAAGTTGAGCAGAACAAGATTCTGATCAATGTAGACGGCAACAGTATCACTGCGCTCACCACCAAGCTCAAGGCCGAACTCACGGCACTGGAGCAGCGGCGCGTCACAATTGACGTGGACTCTCAGGAGTTCATTGAAGTCAGCCAGCAGATTGATCGCGTCGAAGGTGAACTGCAGGCGCTGGAGCGTAAGAAGCTCCTGATCAATGCTGATCCCAGCAGCATCATCGCCCTACGCTCACGGCTTGGCGAACTGCAAGGCGAGCTAGAGAAAACGCAGATCGGCAGCCAGCGGTTTAGGGAGCTGCAGGGGGAAATTAACAAGACCGAAACCGAGCTGAGAGAGGCCACGCAGTCCGCTGGTGGCCTGCGTGGCGTGATTCAACAGCTAGGCCCGGCGATTGCTGCAATCGGCATCGGTACAGGCCTTGTCGCGTTCACTCAGGGGGCGTTTGATGCTGCCACCGCTGCAGAGTCTGCGGAGGTGCGGATCAAGGCGCTTGGCGATCAGTTTGGCGAAGCTGACAAGGTGCAGCAGCTGGTTGCCAAAAGC